GGAACCTTTCCCACCGCACGCTCGAGCGCTGGCGGTGGACGGGCGAAGGCCCGCAATTCATCAAGCTCGGCGGTCGCGTCGTTTATCGCCTCGAAGATGTCGAGGCGTTCGAAGCTGCCCAGGCCCGGCACAACACCGCCCGCGCTGATGCGCAGACCGTGGCGTGAGGGCGGCCGACATGACCATCCCCAACCACATCAGCGTGGACGATTTCGTTCACATGGCCGTGGGCGAGATCGTTGCCCTGCCGGCCGAGGTGCTCGCCAATCTCCAGCAGGAGATCGAGGAGCGCCTGCGTTTTGCCAAGACGGCCAGCGAGTGGCTCAATGGTGCGCTCGCCCTCAAATATGCCGATCGTGCTTCGCAGGCGCGCGGCGATGCCGGCAAGGATTTTGGCGCCGCGCGCTTTACCGACGGCGACGTGACGATCGTCGCGGACCTGCCGAAGAAGGTCGACTGGGATCAGTTCGAGCTGGCCCAGCTGGTCGAGCGCATCAAGGCGGACGGTGAAGACCCCCGCGAATATGTCGACATCAGCTTCAAGGTCTCCGAGCGCAAGTTCGCGGCCTGGCCCAGCCATATCCGCAGCGCCTTCACTACCGCCCGCACGGTGCGCAGCGGCTCCCCCAGCTTCAAGCTCAAACTGGAGGGCGCAGCATGACCCTCCCGATCATTTCGGCGGATCAGCGTCTCGCGGAAAATCGCGGCATCAAGGGCGTGATCTTCGGCAAATCCGGCATCGGCAAGACCAGTCTGCTCTGGACGCTTCCGGCACCGACGACCCTGTTCTTCGACCTCGAGGCGGGTGACCTCGCCATCGAAGGGTGGAACGGCGACAGCATCCGTCCCCGCACCTGGGAGGAATGCCGGGACTTTGCGGTGTTCATCGGCGGGCCGAACCCGGCACTGCGCGACGATCAGGTCTACAGCCAGGCACATTACAATGCGGTGTGCGCCCGGTTCGGCGATGCCGCGGCGATCGACCGGTACGAGACAGTCTTCATCGACTCGATCACGGTTGCCGGGCGCCTGTGCTTCCAGTGGTGCAAGGGGCAGCCCGAGGCATTTTCCGACAAGACCGGCAAGCCCGACATGCGCGGTGCATATGGTCTGCATGGCCGGGAAATGATCGCCTGGCTGACCCATCTTCAGCACACCCGGACGAAGAATGTCTGGTTCGTCGGCATCCTCGACGAGAAGCTGGACGACTTCAATCGCAAGGTTTTCCAGCCGCAGATCGACGGGTCCAAGACTGGCCTCGAGTTGCCGGGCATCGTCGATGAAGTCCTGACGATGGCCGAGGTGAAGGACGAGGCTGGCACCGCGTCGCGCGCCTTCATCTGCCAGACGATCAATCCCTGGGCCTACCCGGCCAAGGACCGGTCCGGCCGCCTCGCACTCGTCGAGGAACCGCACCTCGGTCGGCTGATGGCCAAGATCCGCGGCCCCGTGACGCCCGCCAGCGAGCGGCTGGAATTCGGCCTGCCCGATGTGTCGGCAGCCAACACCCAATCCCCCCAAAACTGATCTGAACAAGGAGCCCCATCATGGGTAGCTGGAACGATTTCAACGACGCCAAACAGACCTCGAACATCATCCCCAAGGGCACTCTCGCCAAGGTCCGCATGACCATCCGGCCGGGCGGCCATGACGATCCCAGCCAGGGCTGGACTGGTGGCTATGCCACGCGCGGCACGACCGGATCGGTCTATCTGAACATCGAATACACGGTGCTCGAAGGTCCCTTCGCCAAGCGCAAGGTGTTCGGCATGATCGGGCTCTACAGCCCGAAGGGGCCTGACTGGGCCAATATGGGGCGCGGTCTGGTGCGCTCGATGCTGAACTCGGCGCGCGGAATTTCCGACAAGGACAATAGCCCGCAGGCCCAGGCGGCACGCCGCATCAGCGGCTTCGGCGACCTCGACGGACTGGAGTTCGTCGCCCGCATCGATGTCGGCACCGACAGCAACGGCGATGACAAGAACGACATCCGCACCGCCGTCACCCCGGACCACCGCGAATATGCGGCGCTGATGGGTTCGGTCGCGGCCGCGCATACGGCGGCATCGCCCCAATTCTCCACGGCACCTGCAACCGGCGGTCGTCCCGCCTGGGCACAGTGAGGAGCACGCCATGATCCTTCGTCCCCGACAGTCCCTTTTCGTCGAGCGCAGCCTGTCTGCGCTCGACACCCACGGCAACACGCTCGGTGTGGCACCGACCGGTACGGGCAAAACGATCATCCTGTCCGCGGTGGCGGGCCAGATGATCGGCGACAGCCGCGCCAAGGCCTGTGTCCTGGCCCACCGCGATGAACTGACAGATCAGAACCGGGATAAATTCTCCCGGGTCAATCCGGACATGTCGACCTCGGTCGTCGATGCTGGCAGCAAAAACTGGGATGGCCAGGTCACTTTCGCGATGGTGCCGACCCTTTCCCGGTCGGCCAATCTCGATGCCATGCCGGCGGTCGACCTGCTGGTGATCGACGAGGCGCATCACGCGGTTGCCGACAGCTACCGCCGCATCATCGACCAGGTGCTGCACCGCAATCCGATGGCGCGCATCTTCGGGGTTACCGCCACCCCCAATCGCGGAGATCGTAAGGGGCTGCGCGAGGTGTTCACCAACGTGGCGGACCAGATCCGCATTGGGGAGCTGATCGCCTCGGGCCATCTCGTGCGCCCGCGGACCTTCGTGATCGACGTCGGCGTTCGCGAAGATCTCGGCAAAGTGCGCAAGACGGCTGCCGATTTCGACATGGGTCAGGTCGACGCCATCATGAACAAGGCGCCTGTGACCGAACAGGTCATTGCGCATTGGCGGGAAAAGGCCGGCGACCGCCAGACGGTCGCGTTCTGCTCGACCGTCAGTCATGCCGAGAACGTGGCGGACGCCTTCAACGCAAACGGCATTCCCGCAGCAGTCGTACATGGCGATCTGGATGACGCGACCCGTCGTGCCACCCTGGCCGCCTATGATGCCGGTGACATTCAGGTGGTCGTCAATGTCGCTGTGTTGACCGAAGGTTGGGATCACCCCCCGACCTCCTGCGTCGTCCTGCTGCGCCCCAGCTCGTTCAAATCGACCATGATCCAGATGATCGGGCGCGGCCTGCGCACCGTGAACCCGGAAGATTATCCAGGCGTCGTCAAAACCGATTGCGTGGTCCTCGACTTCGGCACGTCGACGCTGATCCATGGTTCGCTCGAGCAGGATGTCGATCTTGATGGCAAGCAGGCCGCCGGTGAAGCGCCCACCAAGGAATGTCCTGAATGCGGTGCTGTCGTGCCGGCCGCCGTGACCGAATGTCCTCTGTGCGGCCATATCTGGGAAGGCTCGGCGAGCGATCCTGCAGAGCCGCTCAGCCAGTTCATCATGGCCGAAATCGACCTGTTGAAGCGTTCGAGCTTCCAATGGGTGGATATTTTCGGGGATGATGCAGCGCTCGTTGCCAATGGCTTCCATGCCTGGGCCGGTGTCTTTTTCCTGAACGGTCGCTGGTACGGCATTGGTGGGCAGCCCCGGAAGACTGCACACCTCCTGGCGGTCGGCGAGCGCAGCATCTGCCTTGCCGCCGCCGATGACTGGCTCAACACCCATGAGACCGACGAGACAGCCCACAAGAGCCGGGCCTGGCTGCGCCAGCCGCCGTCCGACAAGCAGCTCGCCTTCCTGCCGGTCGCCTATCGCTCGGATTATGGCCTGACACGTTACCACGCCTCCGCGCTGCTCTCCTTCCGCTTCAACCAGCCCGCCATCCGCAGCCTCGTCCATGGCGCGGATCCTGATGCGTTTCGGGAAGCGGCATGAATGGAAAAGACCCATGGAAAAATCGCCCTCTGCCGAAGCGCGCCTGCGCCGCTGGCATCCCCGCGGAGTGCTCTGCGCGATCTGCCGGCGCCCGGCCGCAGGCTTTGGCTGGCTGGGTCCTCAACAGACCAGACACTCCGGACCCGACGTCTGGTTTTGCTCGATGCGCTGCCAGACCTTCTTTCACGACCGCGCCCGAAAGGTTCTCGATATGGTTGATCTTACCCCCCTCGAAACCGCTGCAATCGAGGCTGCGCTGCAGCCGGTCGCCACGATGCTTGATGCGATCGGATGGCAGACGCCGCCTTGCGCCTGGAGCAGGGACCAGATGCTCGGCTTCATCCGCGCAGGCGTTGAAGGGTTTCAGGACGCGATGCGCGCGGCCACCCTCCAGCCTGCTCCCATCACCTCCGCCGACTGCCCATTCTGATGCTGGACTTCAACCGCCGCCCCGCATTTGCTGATCGCCTCAACGCACTGGTCGATGAGCACCTCGTTGCCGAGAATGCCCGCCGCAGCCCCCGGGATTATCTCGGCGGTTCGCGGGTCGGCGTTTCCTGCGAACGCGCGCTCCAGTTCGAGTTCACGGCCACGCCCAAGGACGAAAATGCGGGCTTCTCGGGCCGAACCCTGCGGATTTTCGCGATGGGTCACGCCCTCGAAGACCTCGCCATCGCCTGGCTGCGCGGTGCCGGCCTCGATCTGTTCACCCGCAAAGGCAATCGTCCGGATGGAGAGCAGTTCGGCTTCTCGGCTGCCGGTGGGCGCTTGCGCGGTCATGTCGACGGGATAATCGCCGGCGCTTCTGCAGCGCTCGGACTTCGTGTCCCCGCGCTCTGGGAATGCAAGACCATGAACGCGAAGAACTGGCGCGAGAGCGTGTCGAAGGGCGTCGTGCTGTCGAAGCCAGTCTATGCCGCCCAGATCGCGCTCTACCAGGCCTATATGGAAGGCAGCGTGCCGGGCATTTCGGCCGCACCTGCACTGTTCACCGCCATCAACAAGGACACAGCCGAACTCCACCACGAACTGGTCCCGTTCGATGCAGACCTGGCCCAGCGCATGAGCGACAAGGCCGTGCGGATCCTTTCTGCCACTGATGCCGGGGAATTGCTGCCGCGCTTCACCCGGACACGCGAGCATTTCGAGTGCCGCTTCTGCTCGTGGGCCGTCCGTTGCTGGGAGATGCCCCAGTGACCGAAGACAACATCGTCCACTTCAACCCCTGGCGGGATTTCAATGATGCCGCATCGCTGGAAGAGCTGTTCCTCGAACCTGATCCGGCCCAGATCGCTGCCTTCTTCGACGTCGTCTTTGACTATTGCGACGGGCTGATCCCGGTCCGCAGCTTCATCGACAAGGGTCAGGGCATCGAGGGCAAGCCCCATAACATCTGGATCGATGCGGATGCGTCCGCTCCGGAAAAGCTCACGACATTTGCCCATTGGGCAGGCCGCGAGGGCGCGGCGGTTTACGTGATCCCCGGCACGGTGGCGGAGAGCGGCCAGGCAAAGTCTGCCGACATCACCGCGATGCAGGCAATCGTGGTCGACATCGACACCGGCGATATCGGTGCCAAGCTCACCTACCTGACCCGGCATCTGGGCGACCCCACCCTGATCGTGGAAAGCGGAGGGCGGACACCCGGGGGCGCGCACAAGCTCCACGTGTGGTGGAAGCTGTCGGAGCCTGCGACCGATGCCGACGTCGAGCAGGTCTGCGCTCTGCGCGGTGCCATTGCCGCCAAGGTGGCTGGCGACACCCATTTCCGCTCGGCGCACCAGCCGATCCGTGTCCCGGGCACCATCTACCATAAGGGTGGCAGCCAGCGCATGGTGCAGATCCTGCAGCACGCCGCCAAACGTGAAGTGGACCTTGCTGATTTTGCCGAGATGGTCTCGGCCATGCCGCCCATGCCCGGGATTGGCGCGGCTTCTGCCTCATCGCCAGAAAAGCCCGCTCTCGCCGATGTGCTGACGACGCCGGTCCATGAAGGCGGGTCTGATGCCTGGTCGCGGTTCGAGGGCGCAAGCGCCGCCATCGGTCACTACATCCGCCAGGTCCATGATGGCCGCATCAGCCCGGACGAAGGCTGGGAGGCGATCTGCCAGTACAATGCCGCAATGCTGCGGCCAAGCTGGCCGCTCGATCGCCTGAAGGCGGAATCCGATCGGCTGTGGCGCTTGCATGTCGAGCGCAACGGCCCGCCGCTGCTTCGTTCTGCTGAAACCGCACGCCGGGCAGACATGCCTGCCTTCACCTTTGGCGCGTTGCTGGATGACGCCAGCCCGATGCCCGCTGACATCGTCGCACCCCGGCTTCTGACACCCGGCGGTCTGCTCGTGCTCGGCGGCGCCCCCAAGGTGGGCAAGAGCGATTTTCTGATCTGCTTTCTCGCGCACATGGCTGCGGGCGTGGCATTTCTTGGCTTCACACCGCCGCGCCCTCTGCGGATCTTCTATCTCCAGGCAGAGATCCAGTACCACTATCTACGCGAGCGGTTGCAGGCCATCCGGCTCGACCCCGCCGTCATTGCCGCCGCCCGTGACAACCTGGTGGTCACTCCAAAGCTGCGTCTACTGCTCGACGAGCGCGGCGTCGCGCTGGCCGTCGATGCCATCAAATGCCATTTCCCGGGCGATCCGCCGGACATCATCTGCATCGATCCGATCCGCAACGTGTTTGACGGCGGGCCCGACGGCGGTGGCGAAAACGACAACAGCGCCATGATGTTCTTCCTGCAGCAGCGGGTCGAGCAGCTGTGCGACGCCGTCGCCCCTGATGCCGGGGTGATCCTCGCTCACCACACCAAGAAGCTGAACAAGAAGCAGGTCGCCGAGGACCCGTTCCAGGCGCTTTCCGGCGCCAGTGCGCTGCGTGGTTTCTATACGTCCGGCATCATCATGTACCGACCGGACGAGGACATGCCGGCGCGCAGGCTCGAGATCGAGCTGCGCAATGGTCCAGCGATCGGCCCGATGCTGGTGGACAAACGCGGCGGGCAATGGGTCGAGCTCGACGCAAGCAGCGAACGACTGATCCGCAAGGATGTGGGTGCCCGGCTCGATGCTGAGCGGGTGCGCAAACATGATGTCATTCTCGGCATCCTGCTCGACGAAGCCGCTGCAGGGCGGCTCTATACGTCGCTGCAGTTCGCGGAGAAGTTCGAGAACAAAGGCGGCCTTGGCGGGACCTATACCATCAGGGACCGCATCTCGGTCCTGGCGACCAAAGGCTACATCAAGTTTGTCCGCGATGGCTCGCCCTACGGCATGGCCAGAACGACATCGAAGTTCGGCTATCTCTGCACCGAAGGGATGATCATTCCCGGGAATGGCGAAACGGCGGATCCCGAAACCGGTGAAATATCCCCCGCGATGCTGGAGGTGCTGCCCAGCCACTTCAAATGCCCCCAGTCAGGCGGATCCCTGCCGGTCGAGAACCCCCGGGTCTGGGTCTATCCGGAGGACGAGCAATGATCTTCGGGCCGGCCATTCCGGGCTACGCATGGGCACGCACAATCCAGTTGGGGAAGTTGCGGACCATTTCCGCAACTGGGTCCGCACCTGCACCCATTCCCCCGCACGGATACGCACAATCCAGTTGCGGACGATTTTCCCAACTACCTCCGCACGCCTTCGCTCGGCCACGCTGTGCCGCCCGCAATCCAGTTGCGGAGGGATCGACCATTCCCGACTGCCACAACTTCAATTTTTGGCAGTTTTCCAAGGAGTTGAATCTCACCCCAAGTTGTGGGTGTGAAACCCCCATCCTAAAGGATGGGGACGCACCCCGTGGGGTGTGCGTCCACCTTCAGAATGGGAACCCGCGGGCCGTCGCTCCAAGGCAGCAGCGCGCACCACCCTGATCCCTGATCCCGATCTTTTCGCAAACATCATTCAGACATTTCCGAACGGAGACCATCATGGCTTCGAATACCCTCGCTTTGCCTTCAGGTATTGCACCCCCTGCAACAACTGCGGGGCTGATCGCCCCGTGTGCCACCATGCTTGCGCTGGATCTTGGGACCACCACCGGTTGGGCCATGCGCCCGACAGCGGGTCCGATCGTCAGTGGCACCCTCAGCCTCAAGCCTTCCCGCTACGACGGTGGCGGCATGCGGTTCGTCCGGTTTCGCAAATGGCTCGATCAACTGGATATTGACGCCGGGCCGATTGCGACCGTCCACTTCGAGGAGGTCCGACGCCACCTCGGGACCGATGCCGCCCACATCTATGGCGGCCTGCTTGCAGTGCTCACTGCCTGGGGCGAGGAATCGGGAATTGCCTATCAGGGCGTTCCTGTCGGCACGATCAAGCGGTTCATCGCCGGCAAGGGCAATGCCGACAAGGCAGCCGTGATCGCGGCAGTTCGCGCCAAGGGTTTTGCCCCTGCCGACGACAACGAGGCTGATGCCATCGCCATCCTGCTCTGGGCCATCGAGACCCGTGGAGGTGTCCGGTGAGCGCGGCCGGTTTCCTGAAGCGCGTGGCGCAGGTGCTGGAAGATCGCGGCGCTGCCTATGGCGATCCGAAAACCCAGATGGAGGCGATTGCCCGGCGCTGGTCGATCACCCTGGGAACGCCGGTAACGGCGCAGCAGGTTGCGCTGTGCATGATTGACCTGAAGCTGGCGCGGCTGGCGCATGACCCGAGCTACGCAGACGGGCCGGTCGATGTGATCGGCTACGCGGCGCTCATTCCGGAGATCAACCGTGGCTCGCGGTCGTAAGCGCAAGGCGGGCCGCCGCCACCCTTGCGGCAAGCTGGTGCAACCCGGCAAGGCCGAGACCCTCCGCGAGATCACAGCAACCGTGCTGGAAGCCCGCCAACGTCAGTACGGCGTCACCGCCCGGCAGGCCAAGGACGAACGT